CGGCAGCGAAGCTGTGGTTGGAGGCGATATCGCGCAGTTCGATGCGCGTCCGTTTCGAGGGGTGGATCTGGTCGCCGGCGGCTTTCCTTGCGAGGACATCTCCCTCGCCGGCCGCGGCGCCGGCCTCGCCGGCGAGCGAAGCGGCCTCTGGTTCGAGATGCTCCGCGTCGTCACCGAGGCGGAGCCGGCCTACGTCTTCGTCGAGAACTCTCCCGCCCTCCGCACTCGAGGTCTGGACCGCATCCTCCAAGGGCTTGCCGATCTCGGGTTCGATGCGGAGTGGTCTGATCTCCGCGCGTCCGACGTTGGCGCCCCTCACATCCGGCGGCGTCTATGGCTCCTCGGTGCCCACCCCGACCGCTACCGACGCGAAGGCATCTCGCCGGCGGACCTCGTTGCGGCCTGGCAGCGCGAGCCACGACGGGGTGACGCTGACCGACTTCGTTCGCATGTGGCCTACCCCAGCGGCGAGGGACTTCCGCAGTGGCCGAGGACGGAAGCCGAATGGGCACACGCCGCAGCTGCCGGAGGTTCTTGGTGGGCTAGTGAACCCGCGCTGGGAAGAGTGGTTGATGGGTTTCCCGGTCACATGGAGCAAGTTCGCGCCCTTGGAAAAGCGCAGGTCCCGTTCTGCGCGGCGCACGCCTTCCGCAAGCTGATGGAACGCTTCGTCTGATGCACCCAGAAATCGCCAAGATCCTCGCTCGCGGCACGCCGAACCCGACCACCGTGGTGGTGAAGGACGGCATGGACTTCATCGCCAATCGAGTGCTGCAGGCGAACCCGAAGCAGCAGAGCGAGATCCAGCGCATCTGCAACATTCCGATCAACTACCCGCTGACGAAAGAGGAGTTGGCCGCCTTCAACGAGATGCACGTCAAGAAGGACGCCCCGAACGGCTTCGCTTTGAAGGAGCGTCAGATCGAAGCGATCGTCGCCTTCTCGATGAACGGCGGCTGCTTCGCGCAGCTCGAGGTCGGTGGCGGCAAGACTTTGATCTGCCTGCGCATCATCGGCGTGGCCGTCGAGCAGGGCATGCAGCGCATCTGCCTGTTCGTGCCGTCGCAGGTCTACTCGCAGCTGATCGGCCACGACATCGGCTGGGCTCGCCAGCGCGTGGAGCTCGGCGTCTCGTTCTACCCGATGGGCGGCAAGACCCTCGCTCGCCGGCGCGAGCTCGCCGGCGGTCGCCGCGGCTGCTGGATCATCCCCTACTCGCTTCTCTCGGCGCGCGACAGCAGCGACATTCTCAACGCGATCAAGCCGGAGCTGATGATCTTCGACGAGGCGCACGCCTTGAAGAACCGCACGTCAGCCCGCACGAAGCGCATCCTGAGCTACTGGAAGGAGAACCACCCGAGGTGCGTCTTCACCTCGGGCACGATGACGGCGAAGTCCCTGCGCGACTACGCCCACCTCCTCACCATGTCGCTACGCGGCGGCTCGCCGGTGCCGTTCGAGGCCGAGCAGGTCAACGAGTGGGCCGCGACGCTCGACAGCGAGCAGAGCGCCGACCCAAGCAGCGGCTGGACGAAGGCGCAGACCCGCACCGGCGCCGGCCCGCTGCGGCCGCTGATCAACTGGAGCAACCAGAACTTCCCGCAGACGCAGCTCGGCCACGACACGCAGGGCTTCCGCATGGCGTTCCAGAACCGCCTGATCACCACGCCTGGTGTGGTCTGCGCGCCGGCCGACGCGCTGGGCGTCTCGCTGGTGATCGCCAACAAGAAGGCCGACCACATGTCCTGCGAGGGCGGAGCGCAGCTGCAGCAGATCACCGACCGGCTGATCCAGGAGTGGGTCACGCCAGGCGGCGACGAGATCGAGCACGCGATGCTGGTGTGGATGTGGCGGAACCAACTCTCGGCCGGCATCTACTACAACCAGGTCTGGCCAGACGCTGGGCAGCTGGCCGAAGGCGGTCGCATGTCGGTCGGGCAGGCGACGGAGCTGCTCGAGAAGAGCAAGGTCCACCACAAGGCCCTGAACGAATACCACAAGACGCTGCGGCACTTCTTCTCGCACACGCAACACCGGGAAGGCCTCGACACGCCGATGCTGATCGGCAAGCACCTCAGCACCCACGGCGCCGAGGGCCTCGGCACGCTCGGCAAGGACCTCTACGACACCTGGCGCAGGGCCAAGGACCTGGACTTCGTCGGCCGCATCGAACGCGACTCGGTGCCCGTGCGCGTCAGCCCCTACAAGATCAACCGAGCGATCGAATGGGCGAAGGCGCAAGAGACGAAGGACATCGTCTGGTTCTACCACAACGAGCTCGGCCAGTGGGCGCACGAGCTCTTCACCGCGGCCGGCATCGAGCACGCATACTGCCCGGCCGGTCGACAGTTCGACGAGTTCCTCACGACCGAAGGCGCGGCTGCCCGCACCGCCGGCAAGGTGCTCCTGTGCTCGCAGAAGGCGCACGGAACCGGCAAGAACCTGCAGTTCAAGGCGAACCAGTTCTTCTTGCAGCTGCCGGTCAGCGAACTCGACTTCGAGCAGACGATCGGCCGCACCCACCGCATGGGTCAGACGGCCGACGAAGTGGAGATCACTACAGTCATCAGCAACGAGTTCGACGAGATGGCCCTCTCGGCCATCCTCAACGACGCCCTCTACGTCCGCGAGACGATGAACAGCCCCCGCAAGGTGTTGATCGCTACGTGGGATCCGCTGCCGACAATCTACACGTCGAGCGTGTTGATTCGTGCCGGCGCGAACGCTAAGATGCTCAACGCTCGTCAGCAGCTTCTGCTGTCCGAGCGTTTCCAGAAGCAAGACTAGGAGAAAGAAAGATGAGTGGTTCCGTTTTCAGTGGTGTGAGCGGCATCAAGCCGCGCGGCGACTTCAGCTACATCGGCCCCGGCAACTACCTGCTCAACATCGAGGAGTTCAAGACCTCGAAGGACAGGAAGGGAATCGGGACGGTGTTCTTCCGTCTGCGCATCGTGGACGTGATCGACCCGACCCTCTGCGTGAGGGCGAACATGCTGCCGCACCGCGTCGGTGAGACGCTGTCGTGGCTGTGGAAGATGGACGGCGACATGTCGCTGCCTGCGATCAAGCGGGCGCTCATGACGCTGACCGGCGTCAACGAAGAGAAGATCACCGAAGAGTTCTGCGAGCAGTGCGCGAGCGCCGCCCAGCCCCTGGCTGGCATGTTCGTGACCTACGAAGGCAAGCAGGTCCGGACCCTGAAGAGCATCTCCATCACCGACCGTCGGTTCATCCGGCGCGTGGGCAAGCTCGAGCTGCAGGGCAACCCGCAGTGGGCGAAGGCGTGCCAGGAGCTGAAGCTCTCGTTCGACAACGCCGACGACAGCTGACACACCTCCGAGGTCCTCGCGCAATCCCCGGCCCTGAACAAGCCGGGAGGGGAAACGCTATCTCGACTGCCGCCTGAGGGCGGCGCTGTGCCCCGCAGCTACTCGCCTACTCCCGCCACTCCAGCATGTGCGCGAGGACCTCCCTTTTCTCGAACCACCATGCGCATCGTCGACTTCGATCTCGAGACCGATCCCTTCGGTCCCTACAACCTGGCGCCCGAGCCGATCTGCTTGGCCCTAGCCGACACCGACGGCAGTCGGTTGTTGGTTGCGTCGTGCGAGCCGCTGTTCGACGAGGTGGTCGATTCGATCCTCACGGACTACGACCTGATCACCAACACCAACATCGCCTTCGACATGGCGGTGTTGTTGGCGCATCGGCCGAAGTTCGCGCAGCTGATCTGGAAGGCCTACGACCAGAACAAGATCACCTCGATCGACATCAGAGAGAAGCTCCTCTACCTCGCCACGACGGGCGACCTCCGCTTCGTCACCGGCGAGAACGGAGCGCAGATGCCGCTGGGGTTCAGCCAAGCCGACATGGAGAAGCGCCGGCTCGGCATCGACCGCAGCGACGACAAGGAAGGCGACAACGCGGTTCGGTCGAACTACGGGCCGCTGAGGGGCAAGCCGACCAGCGAATACCCGGAGCGCATGCGCGCCTACCCGATCGCCGACGCCGACGGCGGTCTGCGCATCCACCTGGCGCAGGACGAGGACGAGAAGAAGCTGGGGCTGCACGCCCTGAAGACGCAGTTCCTGCAGACCCGCGCGGCGCTTGCCCTCTACCTGGGCAGCTGCTGGGGCATGCGGATCGACAAGCCCCTGGCCGAGCAGAAGCTCCACGACCTGCGAGCCAAGTTCGCGCCGCACGCCACGGTCGAGGACGAGGACGGCACCAGCCGGCTCGCCTACGGCAACATGCTCGCGGCCGGCATCCTTCGCCCTGGGGAGCCGATCAAACCCTACGTGAAGCAGGAGGAGAAGGCGGTCGCTGCCCTCGGCTTCAGGCCGGCGGACTGGGAGCCGCACCGCGAGAAGCTCGAGGCGCTCGGCATCAAGTTCAAGGCCGCGGTCGAGCCGTCGATCAACGAGACGGTCGCGCGTCAGTATGTGACCGACCTGTGCGAGCGCCTCGGCGTCGAGAAGCGGCTCACCGACAGCGGTGCCGTCAGCATCGGCGAAGAGATGATGACGGACCTGAAGGGTCTCGACGACACGATCGACGAGATGATCGCGCGCAACGAGATCAAGATGCTGGTGACCACCCAGCTGCCGGCCCTGACGCACGATCGAATCCACCCGAAATACGACGTGCTGAAGGCGACCGGGCGCACCGGCGCACGCGGCAACAAGAAGACCGACAAGGCACCGCCCTACCCGTCGTTCAACATCCAGAACCCCGACAAGCGCATCCGCGACATCTTCATCGCGGATGAGGGGTGCGTCATCTGCTCGGTCGACTACAACTTCATCGAGCTGGTGACGACGGCCCAGCAGTGCATCGACCTGTTCGGCCAGTCGGTCCTGGCCGACAAGATCAACGCCGGCATGGACCCGCACGCCTACCTTGCGGCGTCGCTGCTGGTGATGACGAACCCGACCTGGGACACCGGCAACCCGGACGGCAACTACGAGAAGTTCGTCAAGCTGAAGAAGGACGACCGCAAGACCTACGACCACTGGCGCACGATGGCGAAGCCGACGGGTCTCGGCCTCCCAGGTGGCCTCGGAGCCCTGACCTTCATCGCCTACGCCAAGACGACGTTCGGCGTCAACTTGGTGAAGCAGGAGGGCTCTCTCGACGCCGCGGTCGCCCTGTCGAAGAAGCTGAAGGAGACGTGGCTCCGCACCTACCCGGAGTTCCGCGCCTACTTCCAATACATCAACAGCATGTGCGTCGATCCGGAGTGGTCCGACGGCGAGAATACCCGCTACGCCTACACCACCCCGAACGGCTTGATCCGGCGCAACTGCGCCTACACCGAAGCCGCCAACGGTCTCGCGCTTCAAAGCCGAACAGCTGAGGGAGCGAAAATCGCTTTGTTCTCTCTTGCAAGAAAGTGCTACGACGCTAGTCTCGGTCACGTCCTCTATGGGTGTCGCAATCCAGCGTTCATCCACGACGAGGTTCTTGTTTCCATCCCGAACGACGACCTGATGCACGAGCGAGCGTTCGCCGTGGCAGACGTCATGGTGGAGGGCATGCGGACCGTCTCGCCGAACGTCAAGGTCGGTGCTGAGCCGGCCGTCATGCTCCGGTGGAACAAGAAAGCCGAGAAGGTTCTCGGCCCTGACGGAAGACTGCGGATCTGGACACCATCATGAGCAAGAAGCAATCGAAGAAGGCGGCCCCGAAGGCCGCATCCCCGGCCCCGAAGACCAAGCGCACGCCGCGCGCCAAGCCCGCCGTCGGTGGACTGGTCGACCTCTCGACCGTGCAGCTGGCGCCCTCGGGCCGCACCAGCGCGTTCGAACAGCCGGCCAAGGACCTCCTGGCGGCCTACGACAGCGGCAACAAGACCGCCGCGGTCTCGTTCGACCTGCAGGGCAAGAAGACGGCTCGCACCTACCTCTACAACGCCATGCACAAGCAGCTTCGCCAGCTGACCGACGGCAAGCGCGATTTCAAGGTCAGCGTGCGCGACTCGGTCGACGGCAAGACCGCCTACATCAGCATCGCCGAGGTCGAGTGATGCGGGTCGTCCTGCTCAACGGCCCTCCGCGTTCGGGCAAGGACACCCTGGGGGAGATGCTCGTGCAAGCTCTCCCCCGGTGCGTCGTCCAGAAGTTCGCCCAGCCGATCATCGACTACATGTTCAAGGTCCACGGGATCCGCATGAGCGATGTGGCGAAGGATGAGCCGCACCCCAACCTAGCGGGCCGGACACCACGAGAAGTGACGATCCACTACTCGGAGCGGATGTGCAAGCCGATGTTCGGTCAGGACTACTTTGGTCGATGCGCCGCCGAGGCGCTGAAGAAGGTCCCGAAGGGGATCGACACCGTCGTCTTCACCGACAGCGGTTTCGCCGTCGAGGCGGCGCCGATCGTTCGCGCCGTCGATCACGTCACGCTGGTGCGCCTGCACCGGCGCGGCTGCACGTTCAACGGCGACAGCAGGAGCTACTGGCCGGCGTGGCCGTCGATGCCGGAGATCGAGTTCTGGAACGACGCCGAGGACCTGAAGGCGCTGAAGGACAAGGTGAAGGCCGACCTCGTGCTGGACCTGAGGAAGCTGTGGGGTGATCTGTGATCTTCATCGGCATCGACCCGGACACGAAGAGCACGGCCGTTGCCATCGCCACGAAGCACAAGCTGCTCGCAGTGGCGATGATCAGGCCGGAGAAGACCTCCCCCGAGGACACGCCGGCGGTGGCGATGGCGCGGGCTCTGTGGCACCAGCTCCCGAACATCTGCCGATCCTTCCCGCTGAGCGGCGTCGTCATCGAAGGACAGCAGATCAAGCACGGCTCGAACGCCCCGCCGGCCGACATCCTGCAGCTGGCGCTCGTCGCCGGCGCATGCCTCGGTGTCGTCGGCGGGCTTTGCGTGCCGCTCCTGGTGCCGACCCCGCACGAGTGGAAGGGCAACACCCCGAAGCCGATCAACCAGATGCGCACGTTCCGCGCTTTCGGCCTCGAGGCCGAGCAGCGCAGCGAATACTGCGCCCCGCTCGACTCGCCGGCCCTGGCCAACGTCCTCGGCGCCAAGGACGTGAACCCCGGCGACTGGAAGCACCTTGGCGACGCGGCGGGGCTTGCCCTCTGGGGTGCTCGCCGCTAGGTTCCCCTCTCCGGCTGAGAGGCCGGTGCGAGACGAGAACGAGAAGAGCTGCATGTGGGTAGACGCCCGGGCCTCAACTCCCGGGCGTCTCTTTTTCTACCCGAACCGCGCGGTGATCTTGTTCGTGCCGCGGCGGATCAGCTTCCGGATCTCGCCGCGGATCATCTCTCGGAACACGCCCTTGGTCTCGTTGCGCGTCTTCCGCAGGCCCTGCTGCAGGAACTCCATCCCACCGGCCGGACCGACGGCCTTGGTGACGATCAGCTCGCCGGACTTGCGCTTCTGTCGGAACTCTTCCCTCGAGAGCCGCAGGCGCTGCAGCTGGTTCAGCTTCCTCGGGTAGTCGCCGGCAATGCGGGGGTCATCCTGCGGGTCGGCGAAGAACACCAGGACCTTGCCAGGCGCTGCCTCGACTCCTCTGCGACCGTCGTTCACGAACCTCGCCCAGTAGTAGAGCGAGTAGATCGTGATGCCATCCTCGGTGACGATGTAGCGAATCGAATCGCGAAGGCGGCCCCATCGCCGAGCCGGGATGAACGACTCGATGTTGGCCTTCGCTCTCCTGGCCATGATGGTCAGGAGCTGCAGGCGGAACCTGCTATTTCTTGAGGCCATTGGCGAGGTCCCGGCCCTTCAACTGCGCCTCGGTCGTCGTCTCGCGCATGCGCGACATCGTGTCGACCTGACCCATGTCGTAGGCGTCGGTGATCTTCTTCAACCGGAAGTCAGTCGGCTTGAGCCCCAGGCCGGCTTCGTCGCTGCCCAGCGTCGCGCCCAGCACGCGCTCGAAGACCTTCTGCTGCTGGTCGACGTAGAGCGTCTGGAACGCGATCAGGGCGTTCGGCAGCTCGTTCGCGGCCGCCATCTTGCCCGGCAGCGTCACACCGGCGAGCAGCGGCGGGATGCGGTGCGACGAGACCACCGCCAGCTGGATGGCCGACCAGAGGTCGCCGAACCGCTCGCGGTTGTCGGCGTTCAGCCGCTCCACGGTGGCGACCAGGTCGGGCGCCGAGAAGTTCGCCACGAGCGAACGGTGGCGGTTCTTCTCGCCGATGGTCGCCTTCAACGACTCGGCGAAGAGCTTCAGCTCGTCCTGGGCGACCTTGCGGCCGGTGAGCATCACCAACAGGTCCGGCACGGCTCGGTTGTTGAAGTAGTCGAAGTCGTATTGCATGACCTTCTGCGCGAGCTCGAGCCACGGCACGCATCCGAAGTAGTCGGGCATGCTGTAGTCGACCTGACGAGCCGAGGGCATGACGAACCGGATGAGCTCGGTGATCTTCTGCTGTGGGTTCTGCAGCAGCGCCGTCACGCGGTCGACCTCGTTCCACTTGGCGTAGATCAGCTTCGACAGGCCACCCTCGACGATGTCGTCGACCTCGTAGTGGAAGAACGGCTTCTCGTCCTCGTTGAACTTGAACACCTTCCACGTCGGCATGTGCCACAGGCCGAGGATCCCCCCGGCCTGATCGCGCACGACCTCCATGTAACCGATGCCGTGGGTGACGTAGTCCTCGGCGATCTGATTCATCATGCTGTGGAAGCCGTCCTCGCAGAGCGGGTCGAGCTTCTCCTCGACCACCGACCTTGGCTTCGGTGCGGCCAAGGGATCTTCCACCGCGGGGTCGTCCTTCGGCGGCGCGTCGCTTGGTGCTGGCTTCGGCGGAGGCAGCTCCTTCTTCACCGGCGCGTCGCCTCCGGCCGGAGGCGGCTTCTTGTTCGGGTCGCCGGCGATGGCCGCCGCGTGCGCGGCCTGCTCCAGCTCCTTCTTCTTCGCTCGCGCGTTCGCCTCTTCTTCGGTCTCGAAGCCGAGGCCGACGATCGCATCGCGCTTCGTCATGATGCACACCTCGTGGATGTGGCACGCCTCGAGCAGCTTCTGCGCCGCGGAGTAGTCGAACGGGTGCGGCACGCGGCCCTTGATCCGGCCCTGGTTGCTGGCGACCTGATCCTTAGCCGTCTTTGGCTTTTCGTTCAGCGCCTTGCGGAGGTCGCTGACCCGGATCTCCGAGCTGAACAGGTGCTCGACAGGGGCCGTGATGCTGAGAGTGGTCATCTCGGTGTCCTTGGGAACAGCGAGACCTTCGGCTTTGATTTCGGTCATTGTGGTGTCGTCGTGACGAAAGGGTCTCCGCCTCCGATGTTCAGCTTCGAGCCGCACCAAGGGCAGAACTTGATAGCGAGCCGGTTCTTCTCGAAGTCGATAATGAAATCGACAACCTCGACCGGCTCAGGGACTTGAGGGTTCGTCGCGACAACCGCCACGATGAACTTCTTACGCATTCCACAGCAGTATTCGTTCATGCTGAGAACAGCTTCTCGAACATCGCATCGATGTCCTCGACGGTCTGATCCACGAAAGCGATCGATGCCTTCTCGCCTTCCTCCCAAGTGACAGCAGTGTTGCCTTCGAGCTCACCGCCCGATTCTTTGTAGCTGGTGACGTTGGCGGCAGCGATGCGGAGCCGAAGCCCTTTGACGGTGAAGTGGAGAAACATGTGTTTGATACCGGCATCAGCACAGGGGCTTGACGCTTTGCGGTGGATCATAGCAGACTCCCGACCATGCGCCGGATCAAGAAGGCACACATCAAGTTCATCAGCCTCGTGCCAGCGGGCGCGAACCAGATCGAGCCCGTCTACAAGAGCGACGGCTCGGTGGCGTTCGGCACGCTGGTGAAGAGCTCGGCGAACTTCGACGACCAGGGCGAGCTGACCGCCGTGGTCTACGCGCCGAACATGCGCGACGCCCAGGGCGACATCGCCGACGCGGACGTCGTGAAGCAGATGGCGCACGACTTCATCGCCAACGGCGCCTCGGTCGACATCAACCACGACGGCAAGCCGCTCCCCAAGGAGAAGGCGCGCGTGGCCGAGACCTTCCTCGTGCAGAAGAGCGACGAACGCTTCCACGGTTGGAAGGACACGAAGGGCAACCCGGTCGACCTCGCAGGCGCGTGGGCGACCATCATCAAGATCGAAGATCCCGAGCTGCGCAAGAAGTATCGCTCGGGCGATTGGGCCGGCGTCTCGATGGGCGGGACGGCGGTCGTCGAATCGGAGAAGAGCTCCGACGTCGTC